CATCCGCCATGGCCTTCAATGCGGTTGGTGACAAGGGCACCGTCGTAGACACCATCAAAGCCGAATAAGGGATCCGCATGGACGCCCATGCCAATAACGCCTACGGCAAGCTCACCAACTCGCCGGGGCTTGCTGGCACGTCTGCGGTCCTGGAATCGGGCGGCGCGGAACTCCCCGCCGTGCCGTTCAACGCGACCCTGATCGACATCACCAATCCGTTCCCTACGGCTAGGCCCGAGATCGTTCGCGTCACCAACGTAGCCGGGAACACCTGCACGATCGAACGTGCGCAGGAGGGGACGGTAGCCCGCAACCTCCTGGCTGGGATGTACTTGGTCAACACCGCGACCAAGAAGACGTTTGAAGACATCGAGAAACGGATTAGCCCGTCTGTCTCGAAGACCGGGCGTGTCTACGTCTCCAAGGACGCCTCTGCGAGCGACGCAAACGACGGCGCGAGCTGGCAGACGGCCAAGGCGACCATCAAGGCCGCGATCGAAGCTCTCCCGCTCAGCCCGGAAGGCGGGCGAGTCGGCGTCGTCATGCTTGGCTTCGGGGTGTTTGAAGAAAACAGCACCGGTCGAGTGGTCACCGCCGGCCATTGCTTTGAAGAATCCCCCTACGTCGAAGTTCCCGGCGCAACGGCTGAAGATGTCGGCTCGTTCCTCATCACCCTGAAAGAAAAGACGCCGGAAGGCGCCCGCGTCAAAGAAGTGGTCGAAGGCGAACTCACCCGCACCGGTGAAGGCACCAAAGCCAGTCCCTTCGTGTACAAAATGAACGCGGGGAACAAAAAATACGTCGTCCTCGGCGGCGGCTTCGGGCTGGGTGAAACGCGCAACACTGGCTTCGACGGTGCAGAAACCGTGTTCATCGCCAAGGCCGCTATTCTCCTGCCCACGGGTGTGGCCATCGAGGGCGTCGGGCCGCTCAGCGGCTATCACGGCGGCGAATCTGTTGGCGGCGGATCTAAGATCCTGGACAACGGTACCGGGATCACGATTGGTGTCGAGTCCGGCACCGGCGAAAAAAACGAAGTCGGCAACCAGACACTCTCGGGCGGTGGCGCCCTCCGTCAACTCGTAGTTGAAGGTAACCAGGAAAACCTCTACGGCTTCTACGTCGCCTGCAACTACAACACCGACTTCCGCAACGTCGCATTCATCAATCACGGCATCGCCGGCACTGTCATAGGGTCGAAAGCCGCTGTGTCATTCAAAATGGATCACGTTGATTTCCGCCTCAACGGGATCCGCGCACTGGCCTACGCTGCCGGGACGACCTACAAAAAAGGTGAACGCGCCTCCGAAGCCGGTCTGACCTACGAACTGACCGTAGCCACGGCTAAAGGCGTGACGCCAGCCGGCAACCCCGGCTCCTGGAAACAAGTCCTCTATCCGGTTCAGTGGTCCGGAGGTCTACGTGTCCCCGGCGCCCCCAACCAGGGCAACCTCGACACCGTTCGCTGTCTCGGGAACTTCGGCATCGGAGCCGAACTCGTTGGAGTGGCCACGAAAGACTGTGAGTTCTCCAAGACCGAAGCCACAGAACGCCTGACATCGGGCTACGGCCTCGTCAGTGGGGGATACGGCACGACCGGCTCGGTGACGATGTTCGCTGGTTGGTGCGAGAACAACGCCAAGGCCGCTGTGATAGGCGGCGGCATCTTCATTGGCACCACGTTCCAGGGCCATAACCGAGAGGAATGCGCCATCAAGACCAGCGGTGGGCGTGTCATTGCCATCGGCTGCTCCACATTCAGTCACCTCAATGCCTTTATCGAAGAGGGGTCTGGAGAAGAACAGATCCAGGTGTTTGGCATCACCTCCACGGGTTCCGGCGCCGAGACGGTTGCTGTAAAGCGCAACAAAATCGAAAATCCGAACATCACTATGGCCGAAGCGTCGGGTTACGCACACACGAAATAGCGCCTGGAGACTCCCTTGTCCGAATTGCTCCTTGGGAGCCAAGTCGAAGCTGCTCAGGGCGCGACGTTTTCCGTGGGCAAATGGCGGATGTATCAATTTACCGCCGTTGCTGGCGGACAGGTGACAAAGCTAGGCTATCACACCGGTTCGGGCGCCAACACTGGGACCACCTCAGTGCAGATCGCGATTGTCGCGGATGACGGCGCCAATAAACCCAAACTCGGTGCGCCGCTAGCAGAAGCGACAGTCAACGCCAGCAACCCTGCTGAAAATACGCTGTATGAAGTGGCCGTGGGTTCTGGTCCGACCCTCGTTCTCGGTACGAAGTACTGGCTTTGCCTGCTTCCTATCGGCGGCGAACTCAAGATCAAACACACGTCGGCCGGCACCAAACCGTCCTACAAGCAGGCAAAACCGCCTGGGTCGGTTACCACATACGCCCCCGTCACCGAATTGGGTCCGGAAGAACTCCATTCTCCGATGTTCGTTTTCGCGACGGGGGAAGCGCACGCCTCGAATCGCGAAGTGAGCGACACCCTAATGGTTGGCGAGGCGGTTTCGGCGCACGCAACCCAGACGCGGGCCGTGGGAGATCCAGTCTCCCTCGCCGAGTCGTGCATCACGGTGCAGCCCAAGTCGGTCGCCGACTCGATCAGCCTATCCGAGACGCTCTCGCGTCGCGAGACTCTTCTACGTGAAGTTGTGGAGGGCGCATCCCACGGAGGTATGGGCTTCGGCTCTTCCGGGTTTGGATCCGCGCCATTCGGAGGCGCCTTCCTCACCACGACGCCGGGGCTCGTCCTGGCCGAGACGGTGGTTCCCACAACCCGCACTCGCAACGTAGCGGATGAATTGACGCTCGGCGAGACGGTCACGGGCCTGATGCGGCACATTGCTGCGCAGACGGATCCGCTCCTGCTCGCAGACTCCGTGTCTAGAGCCACAGTGGCCAGCCGCCTTTTGAGTGAGTCGATCAAACTCGAAGAGGCGCTAGCGCGGGCGCTTCGTTACTCACGGCCCGTTGAAGACACGCTTCGGGTTGCCGAGGCGCTCTCCAAGGGTTCAGTTCGACTGGTCAGCGACCCCGCGCGAATCGTTGAGAGCGTCAACGCCCAGTCGCTGCGAACTCGACTTGCTGCCGATCAGCTTGGCTTGACCGAGACGCTCTCCGCCGGTAGCTCACGGCAGGCCAGCGCAACCGACATTCTGACCCTGAGCGACGGCGTCGTGGCGAAAATCCGCGCTGCGTACCTCGGCCCCGTCTATGTGACCGTTGAGACTCCACACACACTCCCGCTGACTGTAGAAATAGTCAACGTCTAAGGAGGGGCGCGATGCCTCCCCAGCCCAAGCACCCTTCGGCTCGAAGCCGGCGGAATAGGGCCGCTACCGCAGCCGAGCTCGTGCCTCGCGTACAGCCGGCCGTGATCCCCGAGCCTCCGATCCGCTACTTGGCGATCGAGGTGCGTGACGTTGAGACCGGGAAGGGGCTGCGCGACGAGAACGGCCAGCCTGTCGTCAGGATAGTCGAGGCCGAGTGGAGCCCGCAGGCGCTCGCGACATGGGTCGAGGTCTGGTCCTCGGAGATGGTTGAGGAGTATCTCAACGCCGACCACGGACTGATCCGCACGCTACTCCTGCTTGAACAGGACCTCGCGGACCGCGCGGCGAATGGTCGATCACTCTCTCAAGCTGCCGAAGCAGCTATCAAAGCCCGCAAGGAACTCGGACTCAGCCCGATGGGCCGGCGTTCGCTGGACTGGGTTATCGCTCAGACCAACGAGACGGAGGCACGGACACGCCGCGCCGCAATCAAGGCCGTAGACGCGACCTGTGAAGAGCTGCCCCCAGCCGACTCGCCTGAGCTAGAGGCCGAGGAGCTCGGGGCGCTCTATGAATAGCGCCATCTTCACCATCCCGACGACTGCCGAGGACTTCACTGGCTACTCGCTGGGCAAGCAGGTCGCCGCGTGGATGGAAAGCTACCTAGTCCACGGACCCGGCGACATCCGGGGGCACCGCTACTCTCTTGACCGAGAGAAGCGTGGGATCCTGCGCCGCATCTACGAGCTCCAGCCCCCTGGCACCCTCACTCCGGAGGGTCGCGATGTGGGCGGCAGGCGCCGTTTCAAGCGCGCTGGTCTCTCTGTGCGGAAGGGATGGGCCAAGACCGAGGTCGCCGCGGCTATCGCGGCTGTCGAGCTACATCCCCTAGCTCCCGCTCGGTTCAGTCATTGGGCTGAGGAGGGTGAGCTCTCGGAGTGGCTCTGCGCCAACGACGAGCCCTACGAATACCGCGAGGGTGAGCCGGTTGGGATTGGGGTCAGGGACCCCTACATACCGCTGGTCGCCTACACCGAGGAGCAGAGCGAGGAGCTCGCGTACTCTGCGCTGAAGGTCATGCTCGAAGAGGGTCCCCTCTGCGACGACTTCGACATTGGCGGGGAACGTATCCTCGTCCTCGGACCATCCGGTAAGGCAGCCGGTAAGGCCGTCGCTCTGGCCACCTCGCCAGACTCCCGTGACGGCGCGCGCACCACCTGCAACATCTTCGACGAAACCCACCGACTGGTCCTGGAACGCCTCGTAAAGGCGCATCAGGTCATGCTCGCGAACACCCCTAAGCGCAGGGACGCTGACGCCTGGACGCTGGAGATCACGACCTCCTTCGAGCCGGGGATGGGCTCCGTCGCCGAGGGTACGATGGAGTACGCCCAGCAGGTGCAGGAGGGGAAGCTCGCGGACTCGCGCCTCTTCTTCTACCACCGCCAGGCGCCCGACAACATCATCCTCACCCAGAAGAACGACAAGGGTGAAGAGATCCCTGATCCCGCTGCGATGCGGGAGGCTGTCATCGCCGCCAGTGGCCCTGCCGCCGAGTGGACTGATATCGACGCAATCGTCGAGCTCGGCTTGGACCCCCAGACCGACCGCGCCTACTGGGAGCGAGTCTGGCTGAATCGTCCTATCCAGCAGTCGGGACAGGCGTTCCCGATGGATCGAGTCGAAGCGCTGGCGCACCCCGGCTGGGTGCCGCCGAGCGGAGACATGATCGTCCTCGGGTTCGACGGTGCGCAGACACGCGACACCACCGCCATTGTCGGGACGCACCTCAAAACGGGGCGACAGTTCCTTCTTGCCATCTGGAAGAACCCAGGTACCGAGACCGGATGGAAAGTGCCGGCGGACGAGGTAGACGCGGCAGTCGATGCGGCGTTCAAGATGTGGAACGTTTGGCGTATGTATGCCGATCCCTATTTCTGGGATACGCACGTAGCCGACTGGACAGCTAAATATCCGCACCGACGCGGCAAGGAACGAGGCAAGCCTCGCGTTTTCGAGTGGGCTACCAACGTCCACAAGAGAATGGCCCTGTCAATCAAGGCGTACATCGCTGCGATGCGAGAGGGTGTCTGGTCTTTCGACGGGGACGAGGATTTCAAGGCTCATCTGGCCAACGCCCGGAAGTACTCGATTCCGATTCTTGACGAAGACGGGCAGAACCTCTACCTGATCCGCAAGGAACGGCCAGATTCACCACGAAAGATCGACGCGGCCATGGCAGGTTGCCTCTCCTGGGAGGCATATCGAGACGCCATCGCAGCGGGAGTCAACCTCACCGACACCCGCTCGAAAGTGCCCGTGACGATCTACTAGCTGCGCCGGGTTCGGGAGACCGCAAGTTGGTCTCCTATCGCGCGACGACCCTGGCAGCAGGGGCGTTGAGGGGGGACGCCCTCTCGCGCTCTTTGGAAGGCGCACCGACGACCGGATGGTCCTTGGGTGCGAGAACAGGGCTCGATCTGGAGCCCGGTAGGCGCCGAGAGCGGCGCGGGGAACGGGCGAGGTGGCGCCGCGTCCCAGTAGAGAGGCGCGTGGGCTCGGGGCTCATGCACGCGACACGGCAGCGGACGGGGCCGGCGCACACTTCAATAGGAGGGCTTCGTGTCAGACGCCGTCGAAGCAAAGCGATACCTCGAAGTCCTCGACCAGCGGCTCAAGGCTCGGAATCCCGAGATTCAGCTCTGGGAGAACTACTACGACGGGATCCACCGCCTCCAGTTCGCGACCTCCCGCTTCCGTGCCAACTTCGGCAACCTCTTCCGAGAGTTCGCCGACAACTGGTGTGAGCTCGTCATCAACGCGAGCGTCGAGCGCATGAAGGTCATCGGCTTTCGCACGGAGAGCGGCACCGTTGAGGCCGACGCCGACGCCTCGGAGATTTGGCGCGACAACGCGGGCGCGCTCCAGCAGAAGATGGCCTTCACTGAGGCCTGCAAGTTCGGGACCGCCTACTTCTTCGTGGACGCTGAACACACGGTAGAAGACACCAACTCCCCGCTCATCACTGTCGAGCACCCGGCGCAGACGATCACGCATCACGATCCGTCCAACCGCCGCCGCCGTCTCGCCGGCATGAAACAGTGGCAGGACGACGCAGGACGCCTGCTGGCTACCGTCTACCTGCCCGACACCGTCTACAGATTCCAGGCCGAGGAGAAGCGACAGGCATCCACGCCAGGGTCCACACTCCTGGCCAGCGGCCTTCAGGCTCAGACCGACTACATGAGCGCTCCCTCCTCGGGGGCCGCAGTCGAATGGGTACCCCGAGCGGGTGCTCCGTTTGAGGTCGAGAACAAGCTTGGCGTTGTGCCGCTGGTTCCGATCGAAAACAACCCGACGATCAAGGGCGGACGCTCGGACCTTTCGGTCGTCATCCCGATCCAGGATGCCATCAACAAGGAGCTGATGGACATGATTGTCGCGTCTGAGTTCGCGGCCTTCATGCAGCGCTGGGCGACGGGTATCGAGATCCCCAAGGATCCTCAGACAGGTAAGCCACTCGCTCGTCAGGACTTCCTCGCCTCAGTCGGTCGTCTCTGGGCGGTTGAGGATCCCGATGCCAAGTTCGGACAGTTCCAAGCCTCCGACCTCAAGAACTACGTCGTCGCGATTGAGATGCTCATCCAGCACCTCGCCGCCCTGACCAAGACGCCCCCCCACTACCTACTGGGTCAGTCGGGCAACTTCCCTTCCGGTGATTCGCTGACCGCTACTGAGACCGGCCTCACGGCCAAGGTCGAATCCAAGTGGGACGACCTCGACCCGAGCCTCTGTGAGACGACGAACCTTG